ATGGGGCATTAGCCAGACCCACTTCGTTCCATGTGCCGTGCGAAGCCTGAGTGTCACCTGCTGACGGAGTGCCGGTGCCTTTAAGGCCCATGACAACTGCGCCCGCAGCCGAGTTACCAAGAATCGTATCCAAGGTCAGGTCTTTACCTACCGTCGTCACGAGGTTCTTGATGTCGTCTTCCCACTTGATGTTGCCATCCTTGTCGCGGCACACAGCGTGGTACGTGCCGTGGATGCCCATTTCATCGGACGGCTGAGTGTTGTACGAGCATGCAGCTTCCACTTTATCCGCCGCAGTAATTTTTTCAATCGTCATGATGGCTCCTTAAATGATGCGAATTAACGCACTGTCGGGGGTGTTGGGCCCAAGTTGGACCTGAAAACTTTGACTCAGCGTGGTCTGGTCAATACCAAAATTTAAAACTCCAATCGACTTATTTGACTTGGAGGCGTTGTAAATCAAGGCGCCGCGGGGCGCAAAAGTGGTAGCTATCCAAGTCGGATTATCAAACGAGGCATATGCCACTCCATTGCTCAGGTTGACTGTCACATTCACTAAAATTTCGCCCCCGGCAGTGTACCCAGAGCTTGATACTTCCCCCACCGCGGTATAAACCGTGGTGTCTGGGCCCAACACGGCAGAGGATGTGTACAGTGCCATCTTGAGTATGTCTGTCTCAAGGTCATGCTGGCCCAGCAAAAGCTGTTCCTTGAAACTGTTGGTCAAGCCCGCAGTAATCATGTCACTGCACCTTTAGCTTGACTTGGCCATCGCGGTAGGCATCCCCGCGCTGCTTGGCATCGCCCAAGTTCTTCAGAAGCGCCACAGCTTCCAAATACTTTTGGTTATACAAGGCCATCATGTCGGCTTCGCCCTTCATGTAGGTGTAAGCCTCGATGAGCGACCCGTACAGCAACGCCGAATCAAAGTTGTCGCCCAGCCAAGTCTGGCCATTGGCTGCCTCCGTGATTGACTCAGGGTAGTAGTAATAGTGAAGCTCGACCGTGTACGCGGCATTGGGGGTGGGGCCCACAATAAACGTCAGTTCATCCTCGTTGTCAGACCTGGGGCCGAAGATGGCGTAGTACTTGGGCAGCGCCGTGTACGTGGGAGTCGGATAGACCTGCCGAATAAAGTTCACGTCCTTGTTTTGCAAGTACGTATAAGCACCCGTCCCGTCAACCACCGCCAAAGAGTAGGTTGACAAAAAATCGCTAGGGCACTGCAGGTACTTGTTGTTGGCTGTCAGGTTGCCCGTGACGTTCTTGCGCAAATTTGCAAGCTGGACCGTGTTGTAGATGCGCTGCTCAGCTTGGCGGATGAAGACAGGAATCTCCGCCGCGAACGAGGCGTCCTGGTTCTCGGTGTAAGCAATGATCGCCGCAGTGAGTTGAGCGTAGTTCATGTGATGCTCGTCTGAACCGATCCAAGGATTGCATCCGCCCAAAGCGGTTTTGCATAAGGCATCGGCATCATGCCAATGCTGGCAAACGAAGTGTCCACGGTGAACCCCACGAATACCGTCACGCCCATTGTCGCTTCAGGACGAGGCTGATACAAGGCCTGCGGCTCGGTAATCGTGCGCTTGGGCTCCAACTGCGGATGCTTGGGCTCGTAGCACTCGTCGCAGACCTTGAAGCCCCTCCAGTCCTTGATCAGTGAGTTGAGCTTGAACCGCTGGCCACACTGGTCGCACAGCGCAATCGCGAACTTGCCTGATGCAAACCCAGCGCCCATGACTACCTCGTCGTGTAAGTCGGAACGGCGAAGTAGCTGGACCGCTCACGGTCTTCCGTAGCAGCCCGGAAGAACTCTTCTTCGTAGAACGACTTGAGGATCTGGATGCGATCCGGGGCCTTTTTGATGGCCAGATAGTAGGCAAGGCCCGCAATCAGGCACGGCAAAAACCGGAACGAAATGTCGGCGGTGTTCGTGTACGCCCCAGTGTCCTGGATGCGACGAATTACGTAGTACCGAAACTCGTAGGTGGTCGTAGCATCCGGCGCCGGGTACAGGAACAACTTAGCCGGAGCCGTGCGCTGCACAAAGTACTGCGCCGGGCGCGACCGCGTGTTCTTGTTGGGAACGTGCAGGTACTCGGCGTAGCCAATCCGGTCAATGGTGATGTCCTGCTGGTTCGAGGTACCCGCATTGGTGCGGATGACCGCGGACAGGGCATCCACCGTGTCGTCCGGCAGCGTGTACTCGTACTGGCCAACAACCAGCGGAATCTGCCGCTGTTCAATCGTCCACAGGTTCAGCCCGCGGTTGGCCCACTCCGCAAACATGAGGTTGATCGAGCGCAGGGCGGTCTTCATGTCGTAACCGTCCCGATTCTCATAGCCGCAGCGTTCGTACGCTTCGGTGATGATGTCATCGAACTCCAGATTGAAGTTCGACGTGCCCGATGTAGCCATGATTTAGTAGATGGTTGCCTTGCGAGCGCGAGCGGCGCCCACACCGCGGACTTGCACAACGTCACCAGTAGAGGCCTTCTTGACCGGCTCGCTCATGGTTTTGCCCTGGGGGCCAGCCATGTCAGGGCCAGATGCAGAGATCTTGCCACCCTTGGGCACGCCCTTCATGGCCATGCCGCCGTCCTTGAAACCCTTAACGGCGATGCCCTGGCCACGCTTGGCCAGACCGCCCTTCTTGTAGTTGCCGTTCATCATTTTTTGCCGCCTTTCTTGGCTGGTTTGGACATACCGGCCTCGCTCAAGGCGATGGCCACTGCTTGTTTGCGATTGGTCACCTTCTGGCCAGACGAGGACTTCAGTGCCCCGGTCTTGAACTCATGCATGACCTTTTCCACTTTCGCGGGCTTCTTATGAGAGGGCACTGCGCTGCTCCTTTATAAAGGCATCCAACTTTTCGTCAAGCCTGTCCAGCCGAACAAGCACCCGATTGATGTCGCTGTGGACATCCGCCCGAGTAACAAACTTTTCCGCGTTCTCTTCCCGCGTCTTGCTCAGCAAAATAGACACGCGCTTCAGCTCGTCGTGCATCGACTTGACCCAAAGCAGTGCTGCCGCGGACGCAAACGACAGCACGATGTTCCATATCAGCACTTCCATTTCCGAAGACTCTTGTTGATACGACTATCGGGATCGTTTGCCGTTTTTTCGCTAGTCAGCTTGGCTTTCATGCCGGACATCCTGGCACAGAATGACTTCTTGCGTGGCCCACCCTCCGGCTGCGGAGCCTTCAGCCCCGGCTTGCCAGGATTGGCGCGGTTGTAGGAGGCGCGCCCTTTGGCGTTCAAGCCGCCGCTGGGGCTCTTGCCCTCCTTGCGCTGCCAAGCAGGTGACTTGGCCATGCGTCAGTACATCTTGCACTGCTTGTTACGGGCCTCGCCAACGCCGCGAGGGGCCACAGAGGCGCTGGGCTTCTGATAGTCCTTGCGAGGCGTCTGCTTCGGACCGCCCTTGCTCATGTCCTGTTTCTGAGCACCGGGCTGAACCTCGCCCTGGTACTGGTCAATCGCCATTTTTGCTGCGCGTCCCATGCTGGGCTCCTTAACCGTAGAAGAACGTCACCGAGGTGACGTTGGTGAGGGTTACATACGGATCCGCTTCAAACCGAACACCATCGTTAGGAATGATGATGTAAAGGTAGCCGCTGCCGGTGGTATTGGCCGGGGTATCGAGCTTGATTAGCTCCGTGCCGCCAGCGCCACCGTCCCTGAAAGACAAGGACCCGACAAGGTTACCGAGGACTGCGTAGATCCCTTTGACGCGAGCACGTGGGGTACCGATGCCCGAGGCACCGGTAGCCACCATGTTTTTCGCTTTTACGTCATATTGAAAGCCCATGAGGCGGCTCCTCTTGCTTTGTTCCGTTTAATTCAGCAAGCTGGGCTTTGAGTTCCGCGTTTTCCTTGAAAAGCGCAGCAGCTTGACCCATTGCAAAGTCACGCTGCTGCACTAATAGGTTCACGAGATACTCAAACTCCTTGTCGTCGTGCGTGAACATTAGGCGGCACGAGTCACGAGCTTCCAATCGGGAGACGAAATGGTGCCCGCCTGAACGTACAGGTTAGCGCCGGTCACGTCAACAAACAACGAGCCCGGGCCAGCAAAGTTGTCGCCGGTACCAGAGGCACCCGAAGTGGGAGCACCTGCGCCAGTCATCACGACCACATTGTTGGACACACGGATCTCGGCCTTCTTGTACGGGCGAATCGAGCCGCCACCACCCACGGCATCCTGAAGATTCAGGTCCATACCGTAGTCAAAGCCCGAAGCACCGGTAGACTGGGTCATACCGATACCGAAGCCCGCGCGGGCGGTCGTGACACCTCCGTCGCCGTCCATCCAGGCCATCACGGCAGCATCGGCCGTCGTAGTCTGGTCGCCAACCACGCCCATCACGCCTGCCTTGGCAAACGTCGAGGCGTTGGTGCCCGTCATCAGATACCGGCCCATCGTACCGATGTAGTAAGTGGCGGTAGAGGTCTGATTGCCCGAGCCAAAAACCTGACCTGCCACACCTTGCGCGCTAGAAGGCGCAGTGGCGGTAGAACTGCCAAAACTGGCGGTCGGGTTGACGATGAACGACGCAGCACGGGTTGCCGTACCGGTGGCCGTAGAAGAGGTGGTGACGTAAGGCGCCGAAGGGGTTCCAGTAATAAAGCCGTTTTGCGAGGCTACTGGGCCCGAAAAGGTAGTGCGTGCCATTAGAGGCTCCTCAGGTTGCGCTTGCTGTCTCTGAGGTCAGTCCGCCAAGTCGGTCAGCAAGCAGGTTTGGGATCTTGGACTGGGTTGAATATAGGCCAAAAAGAAAAGGGGCACAAGGCCCCTTTTCCCGGTTTTCCGACGCTGATTAGGCGCCAGGAGAGCCGTAGGCGCCGCGGGGGTCGCTCCAGCCAAAGCTGTAACGCTCGCGAGCCTTGTAACGGACGTTGCCGGTGTCAAAGTCGCCTTCAAAGGCGGTCTTGATCGGCGAACGCTCGAACATCTTGAGGCCGTTGGGGGCATCAGTGATGAGGAACCAAGCGTTGACGTCGGTCAGGTAGTGGTTGACAGAGTAACCCTCCGGGATCAGGCCCATGGACTTGATCGCGTTGATGTCATTGTCAGCCGTGGCCGTACGCAGCGTGCTCTTCATCAGGCGCTCAGCGGTGAACTGGAGCTCCTTCGGAACGATCAACTTGCGTGCGGTCAGCGCCACCTTCAGGCCACGTTCGTCGATGAACGCGGCGATGTCGATGATGCCCTGCTCCAGAGACGTCTCGTTCAGGTCCGCGCCGACCGTGGGACGGTTGGCGAAGTTGGCCGAGAGAGCCGTGGGGTGGTTGGTAGCGAACAGCGAAACGCCGTCACCGCCCGGGAAGGCGGGGTCGAAGCCGTTGTTCAGAACCGCAGCGCCCTTGACCTGCTTGGTGTGGGCCATCGAACGAGCCATTGCCTTGGTGTAACGGCCAGCCAGTCGGTCGTAGAGGTTGTCCTCAACGGCTTCCTCGGTCAGCGCGAAAGCCATGGCAATCGTCTCGTGGGTGTAGCGCGCAGTGAAGGACTCAATTGCGTTGTCGTACTGGACGCCAGCGCCTTCAGTCTTCACCGGAGCTGCACCGAAGCCGGTCAGCATGACTTCCTCTTCAAACGCACGATCCGAAGTCTCGATGGAGAAGATCTCCTCGTGCTCGTTCTCGTAACGCTTGTACTCCA